GTACACCAAAAAGTCGGTTGTCTCGTCACGAAATTGTTCTGCACCTACCGGAGTTGAGATCGTGACCGAGTTACCCGAGACAACCGAATCATACTCCTTATAGAAGTTAAAGGAGGATTCGGTGATTGCATCAACCTCAGAGAACGGAAGTTCATAGATCGCAATGTCGTCGGTTTGTTCCTGCAAAACCGTGTTACCAGTATCGATCGATGCGGCCGCGACCTCTGCGGCAAACACAGGAGACGTTACGTCTGAGTAGAATGTGCCGATATCTGCAACAGTATTTGATCCGGTAAATTCAAAGTTGAAAAGATGCAGACGAACAACGGTCTCGCCTTCGGTGGCCGTCTCAACAGGATCGTAGAGCACTGCCCGAACAGTCGCTGTACCAATTTGAGTTGACGGTTCGTCAGGAATATCAGATGTGAAAGACAGAGTCGAGTCCGAGTAAAGTTTGACTTCGGTAAATAACTCAGGATGACCGAACAGCGTCTTCGCGTGAAGGTAGTGATTCGATATCCGCGCACATACGCCTTACCGGGTTCAAGTTCCACACGCAGTTTGGTCGAATCACTTGGATGTGGTTCGATACCGATGTTGAAGTTCTTAATGACATAGTTACCCGACTCATCAAACGTACGACGTGCTAGTGTATCACCAAGAACATCAAACTCGCTTTCTCGAACTTGTTCAGCGATCTCGCCACGAACGATTCGTGCCACCTCAATATAACTTTCAAGATTGGTAACGTCATCACGAAGCGCCAATGTCGCGTCGATCTTGTATCGATGAGCGCCAGGTGCGGTCTCGTTGAACGTACCCTGTGCGTTATCGAGTAGAGTTTCGTCGTCCTCTGGTGTTACAATCGTGTTTGAAACGAACAGTCCGACGGAGACCTCGCCGGGAATATCTTCGATTCCAAGATACTTTCCGGCAACGATCTGTTGAGCGTTGACGATAACAAACTCGTCGTTCAGAAAATAGACACCGCGATCGATCGAGACAAGTGTACTCGTCCCAGTGTACTCCGAATCGTCCTCGGTTGTGACGGTCTCGGTCGTTCCGACACCGTCGTTTCTTGTAATCGTCAGTTGTTCGTTCTGTGCGAACTCTCCGCCAGTCGTATACGTCAGATACAGTGTGACGGGATCGTTGTTCTCTGCGCGAGATATCTTTGTGATCGTTGCGGTAATGCCCGAACCGTTTGCGACCGTGGCACCTTCGTACACCGACTCGTCGTCCTCGATGACCAGTGTACCTTCCTGAATACGAATGTGCGTGATGTCACCGTTGACCTTGACCGCGCCAGGAATGACGAGCGAACCGTTCTCGAATACGTGATCGCCGAATCGTGAGACCTGTTCCTGAAGAATAGTCTGAAGTTGATTCAGTTCTCGTGTCTGTACTGCGAATCCCGGACGAAAAAGAATTCGATGAAACTTCTTATCGGGATCGTAGTCGTCAAAATATGGAGCACTATTAAAGGTTGTGGGCATTCTGACTCATTCCTTAGTATTTCAGTGCGAACGTGACAAAGATTCTCTGGTCATCCGCTCGAATAATCGGTTCAATGTTATTTATATGGTAGATCTCACCGGAGTACTTCTCAACGTCCGGCGGTGTAAAGTCCGTGACGATGGCGGTCTGTCCCGAAGAAAGTCCACGAATCTGTTCACCGACCTCGAACTCCACGTCATCAGTATTGATGAAGGAGTCGTCGATCGTCACTCGCAGTGTGTCGGTATTGAACTTAGACATATTGATTCCGATCGCGCCGGAATCCTCACCGATGATGGTCTCGTCGGTCTCGAAATCCGCGTTACTTGAGTCGATCACGACTCGGTGTTTTGCATCCGCGGCCTGAATAGAGAGTGGTGTACCCTCGAGTTCACCGTCCGAATCATATGTGTTTCCGCCATCGGAGTCAAGTAGACCGTCCGAGGACAGAGGATCTTCTGAGTACTGAAGTGGATTTGATATCAATCCAAGTCGTCTAAACTCGTTAAGAGAGATGATATCAAGTATATCAGTCGGATCGATTTCGATCGAGATCAGTGCATAGTGTGAGTACAACTGCTTGAGTTGGTTCGATCCAAAACCACCTTCTGGCGAGAGTATTGGACGAACCTGTGCACCCGAACCGTTCTCAGACACAACGATCGCAGTGGCGATCCCTGCTGATATCCGCTGCCCGGAATAACGACCGACACCGAATCGATGTTACCGTTAAGGTCGGTCGTCGCGATACCGTATGCGTTCTGAACCGTACCGTTGGTCGTGATCTGACGAATCGCAACAGGAAACTCGACACCCGGACCAAAGAAGTATCCGCCGCCGGTGTTCGTAAGATTGATCGAACCGATCGAACCCTGAATCACGGTGATCGACGCTGTGGCCGATGATACCTGTGTTCCGTTACCCTGAATAAAGACAGGAAGTTCATTGGAGTTTGAGACCGATCGGTTGGTCGGATATCCCGATCCTCCGTTCTCGACTCTAAGATGTTCGATCGTGCCGGGTGAGGCACTCTCGGCGATCTCGTCGGTTCGTTCGATTGGAATGTAATCGTTCAGAAGAAACTTATTGAGAAGCGAGACCGACACCGTGGTCATATACTTCCACTTATATCCGTCAGGTTCCTCAACGACGTTCTCGCTTCGATGATTCGGCTTCGAGGTCGATGGTGCACCGTTGTTGTTGTCGATGCAGATGTAGACGTTGTGTTCCGGTGTCGTAAAGACAAAGTAGTCCTCTTCCTCGAGATCGATGGTGTCGTCGTACTCTCTATACACGGTGCCTGATTCCCATGGAATCTTGCGTACACCGGAGGCGATATCGTTGTCGTTTACGCGACTCAGAAGCATCATATCGTCCCATGTGTTTCTCTGTTCCTTCTCGGAAAAAAGAATCGACGGAGGATTCGCATCGTCGTCCCACGACTGAGAACGCGCAACGAACGCGTAAAGATTCGCTTCACCAGACTTTACAAAGTCGATAAACTCACTGGTGTTACGAAAACTAAAGTTACCCGTTGGATTCAGAAACATGTTCTAAGAACTCTTTTTTACGCCGATGATACTTCGGGTTCCATGGTGATCGTCCACTCGATCGCAAGAATGTCATCGGCACCCTTGTTGACGACAGGAAACGTCGTACGAGCGAGCATGTCACCTTGACCGGCGGTACCGTCGTTAAAGAGACCCGCCTCAACGACCGCGCCAGTAGACTCACCCTCAAAGAAGGCTGAGTTGTGGCGAATTGAGTCGTTGATGCCGGACCCGGAATCGACTATCTGAATTGATGTCAGATTCTTACGTGTACCGAGCATAGAACCAAGATCGGTGAAAGACTCTGCGTCCGTTGTGTCGTCGTCCGAACCGATCGCCATGTGCGACATTACTGATTTGTCCGTTCCGACCATGCGACTGATAATAAACTCGAGACCGACGTCGACGACGAGATTATGAATGTCTCTGCGGTCCTTTTCGTTTCCAAGTGCATCGGTAAGAACGATACTCACCTCTCCACGCGCCTTGGTAAACTCTTGTTTGAACGGTTTGCTCATGATTAGGAATTCCTCTTATGAGTTCGAGAATATAGTGTTATTTATATCCCAAGATTAAAATGTTGTACTCTCACCAACGTAGTCGGCAGAAAAGTATAGGTCGTTCACATAACTTTGTATAGTAAGGACGCCTGAATCTGTTGCTGTACCAGACTCAAAGATTCGTTTTGTAAACGATATGTCTTCTTGACTCAAGACACTTGCATCGTCCGTACAAATCGTACAGTCACCAAGAATCTTTGTGAAAGTTTTTGATACGAGTTGAGTAGTAGATGCGACGCTGTGTTGCGGTGGTAACTCGCGAACAGCATTTGATTTTATCGGAACCGTCGCATCGAGTCGTTCGATTCGATTGATCAGACCGAACGGTTTTGTACCCGCTGGATGAACGTGATTCTTAAGAGGATCTATCCACTCGTTGATCGGATATGCGGTAATGATCTCGTACGAGAACTTCTGATAGAACTCTGAGTCCTGAAGCACGATCGCCTCGGACAGTTGACCGCGCACACCGTCGTAGTAACCGGCGGACTCGACGATCGGTGCAAACTCAAGAGAAAACGTCGCACCGGTACCGTCAAGTGAGTCGACCTGAAAGTTGAGTGGTTGTGTAGGATCGGCCGGAGTCGTGACAATATTTTCAGTTGCGAGAGGTGTGTCGACCAGACTTTGATCGGCAGCGGAAAATAGAATCTCTCCGACATACGCTCGAGAAAAA